CACGTAAACCACGTGCCGCTAAAGCTGAACCTGCTCCAGCTCCTGCTAAAAAGCCACGTGCTCCACGTTCAAAGAAGGTTTAATTCTCGAGCTTGATTGGCAAGGGCAAAACTAGCCAGGTTTTTACCTTTACTTTCGCACATGATGTCGAACTGATCGGTAAACCCCAAAGCCCAATCATTAACTGCGGCGTTCCAATAGAAATCACTATGGGCCCGCAGTTTTTGTTTTTTGTAGCCGTTTTCTAAAAGTAAACTATGCTCGGGCTTTATAGTAGTGTCGTGGTCCACGAGACAATCTTCGCGGCTGACAGAATAATGGCAAGTAGGGCGAACGCCACGCCAAGACTGAACCACCCTATCAACACGGGGGTCCATGGGGGAGAGGTATTCTCCTGTTTTAATCCAATGGTGATGAATGTCCAATACGATAGGAACGACATCAGCCAACTCAAGACAATCATCCAAACCATAACTAATCTCCTCGTTTTCAATAGTTAACATATTACGAGCCTCAGGGCTCAAGCGTTTCAACGCCTTGCGGATACCTTCAGGACCTTGGCGACCACTGATGTGTACATTGATCTTAAAATCCTGGAAAGTTTGACCATAGCCCATCCAACGAGCCATGTCTGTGTGATACTCAAATTCTTCTATGCTACGGTTGACGATATCGGGATTATCACTGGCCAGTACTGTAAACTGTCCAGGATGAAAGCTAAGGCGTACATTATTGAGCCTAGCACATTCGCCAATAGCGATAAAATGGCGAGCACAGTATTCCATAACATCACTACGGCGCCAAAAATAGCTCCAGCTAGATTCGGTGTAAGCAGGCAAAATATCACTGCTAATGCGAACCATGCGAAGATGCGGATCCAAACGGGATACACGTTCCACCAAACGGCGAGTTGATTCGATATTTTGGACCATAATGTCCCAAAGTTTTTGTTCAGCCACTTCTCGTTTTTGGCGGTTGAGCCAGGAGATTGTGGTGCCTCCGGTGTTGTATTGTTTTGCATCATCTGTTGCCTTAATACCGTCTACTTGTTCTACGTGATCGATCCACTTACACGCAAAACCAATTCGTTTAATCATTGTTTACTTTCTGTGTCATAGTATTATTGTACACTACTTTGCGGAAATAGTCAATGGTCTTAACCAACCCCTTATCCAATTTGATTTTCGGTTCCCAATCTAATAATGCTTTAGCCAGTGTAATATCGGGCTTGCGTTGTTTAGGGTCATCTTTTGGCAAATCCATAAAAACAATTTTACTCTTACTCTTGGTTAATTTAATGACCTTCTCAGCCAATTCCTTGATGGTAAATTCGCCAGGATTTCCAATGTTGACAGGTTCGTGATAATCGCTATGCATCAACAACATCATACCATCTAAAAGGTCTTCAAAATAACAGAAACTACGAGTTTGGTCACCTTCTCCGTAAATGGTAATGTCTTCACCACGTAATGCTTGTACAATAAAGTTACTGACTACACGTCCATCACCTTCAGCCATCTTTGGACCATAGGTGTTGAAGATACGCATGATTTTAGTATCAACACCATGTTTACGATGGTAGTCCATAAACAGAGTTTCTGCGGCACGTTTGCCTTCATCGTAGCAACTGCGAATGCCGATTGGGTTTACATTGCCCCAATAACCTTCGGGCTGTGGATGTACGGCGGGATCGCCATAACACTCGCTAGTACTGGCCTGTAGGATCTTGGCACCGGTTCGTTTAGCCAACCCCAGCATATTGAACGCACCGATAACAGATGTTTTCATAGTTTGAATTGGATCGTGCTGATAATGTTGTGGACTTGCAGGACAGGCAAGATTATAAATCTCATCTACTTCGACATAAAGCGGAATACAAATATCCTGCCGAATAACTTCAAAGTTTGGAAACTTGAGTAAATGTTCAATGTTTTTTTTACTACCTGTAAAATAGTTGTCAACACATAGAACATGATGGCCTTGTTTTACTAATCGTTCACAGAGATGTGATCCAAGAAAGCCAGCACCGCCAGTTACTAATATCTTTTTCATTTTATTGATTCCAATGACGAATAACGCCTGCTACAATAAAGCAGTTAGTTAAAATATACGATAATATGATGATTGATCGAACAATGGCAATACGATCTGATTCGTTGTCTGTACTGCCTGCCTTTTCGCCTAGAGCCTTGGCCCATAGTCTCCAAAGTTTACCTGCCATATTTCTTTTCTATTTGTTTTAATGTACGGTCTGCCATAGCACCACTAGGGTGATCTTTATACATACGAGCTATATCGTCTAAGGCAGTCCACATAAGTTCGTGTTCGTTTTCTACGGTATAGACACGATTACGGAGATTACTGGCATCTACTATGCTGATAATGCCTGCTACAAAGCGGGCTAGTAATCGTGCTAAGTCCATACATTAAGCGAATTTACTCAAAACCTTCAAATAAGTCCTCATTCCATTCTCTATGACCTTCTCTAAAAGCCATATTGCTCTGAGTCTCACGAACTTCTACACGATAGCACCACAAACGCTCGGCTTCGCCTGGTCCCCACATATCGGGAATATATACGGCATTGATATATTTGTATAACATATCGGCCAACCCCTCGCAGCCAAGTTTAGGCAAAATTGTAAGTTTGGCCATTTTCTTTTCTTGTAGTAGTTTATATACTTCAAGATGGGGATCATCGGAACTGACCAGAAGGGTATGATCGAATTTGTCCTCCAAAAAGCGTTTAAGTTCTTTAAGGCCGCCGTAGTCAGCAGCCCAATTGCGAGCATCTAAATCATTAGTACCAAAGTAAAACTTCATACTAAATGAATATCCGTGAATAGTATTACAGTGGCTATCCGCACGCCACTGACGATATGCACATGGAAAGGCATCGACATATTCCTTTGTGCTTGTATATTTGTATACGACTGGTTGCATTATTTTTCTCCTATGTTAATAATAGCATAGGCAGCAGAATTTGTAAAGCGGGAATGATGCCCAAGGCCGCTATTAAATTTATTCAAACCCAAAACCTGGAATATTTTTTCTAATCCTAGTTCTTAATGTTTCTGTCGACATTCCAAGTGCTATTGCAGCATCATTCATACAAGGAAATACTCCAATCGGAGTTTTTACTTTTTTGGCTCTAACACTGTTTCCGCCTTTTGGTTGTTTTGATTTTATCTCTTTTAATTTTAATATAGTTTCGGGTTTATGTTTTTTACCATAAAAAGAAGTCTGGTTACCAGTCTTTCCCCAATTTGGATTTTTTTCTCCTTTGAGTCCAGGACTACCGGGTGCTCGACCATCTCTTCCATTTTCTGGTCTTAAATTTGCCCAGTCTTTAGATTCGACAATATTATTTTTTTTAGAAAAATCCAAAGCAAATTTTTCGCATTCGTCTATATTAGTAAATTCCCATACTTCTAATGTATCAATATCTTTTCCGTGAACTTTTAAATGCCGTCTCCAATGTTTTCCAGAACCTAAATACACATAAGGATCTTTAGTAGCAGTCATTCCGAAATATTTTAATTTTGTTATTTTATGTTGTTTTACATATAGATAAATCTTCATAGGACTCTCCCTATGATTATTTATCCTAATTAGCGGGTTGATGCTCGGAGGCCGCTTGAACTTATTTAAGTTCCTTGATATCTTGTTTGATTTTTTTAAGTTCGACGGATATTTCATCAATCATATCCAACTCTTTACGACGGCTACAAACAGTTTGTACCAATGTATACGCAAATAAACTCCAACCTAATAAACCACCTGTAAATAAAAATGCCAATATAAAGTATTGTGCCATAATGATTCTCCCATAAGTGTAATTATTTACATAAGATTATGGGAGAATTTAGCTACCTGTTATCGACTTTCGACAATTTTGTCACATAGTCCGTAGGCTAACGCTTCTTCGGCACTCATAAATGTATCACGATCCATGTCTCGTTCAAAGTCCTCGTAGGTCTTACCTGCTGTATTATGTTTAACATACAATTTAGTAAGCATGGTTTTCATTTGAGTGATTTCTTTGTATTGGATTTCAATATCACTTTGCATACCACGAGCACCACCACTGGGCTGATGGATCATATGACGACTGTGTGGCAATATATAACGCTTGCCTGGAGTACCTGCCTGTGCTAGGAAACTGCCCATTGAACAACCTTGCCCAATAACATATGTGGCCACATCAGGTTTAACAAACTGCATGACATCGTAAATTGCCATGCCGCTGGTAATAACACCACCAGGACTGTTGATATAAAAGTGAATATCTTTTTCACTGTCAGCACTTTCCAAATGTAGCATTTGTGCTACAACAAGACTGGCACTGGCATCATCCACTCCGCCATTTAAAAACACAATTCGCTCATTAAGCAAGCGACTAAAAATGTCAAATGCTCGTTCGCCTTGACCGGTCTTTTCCACTACCATTGGTACTAGCATATTATTCTCTTTCATTTAAAAATCATCATTTAATACTGGATTATTTGAACTCAATCCAGCAATAATTTGGAATCGTTCCCATGCTTCTTTTACAGCAGGTCGAGATTCGAGTTCTTCCTTAGGTAAACTTGCTTCTAACCAGTAATAAGGCAAACGAGCAACATTAGCACCAAACTGACGAGGCTGATGTAGTCTACCAGTCTCATAAAGTTCAATACTTATTTCTCGGAACTTTTCTTCGTCCTCGTCTGCGTAAGATGTCCACTCAGGATTGCTCCATGGACTATAACCATGGTAGCCTGCCCAAATGCTGGCCCACTGTTCGTCAATAGTTGGATTGAAATCTGTGCGGGCAATGATTACCAACACATCTCCGACATTGACTTTACCATCCACGATGTCGCGAACGCATCGGCTATAACTAAGACCAATCTTTGCCATTATTATGCTCCATTAGGTGAACCAAACATTACTTCTGCCCGTGCCTTCATGCCTTCAGGGTCTCGTTCAAACTCTTCTATCATTGTTCGAAGTGCTTCTTCGATAAACTCGTTGAAGGTCATGTCACGCTTGTGCGCTTCCTTCATATACAATAACAAGTCCGCTTCCGGAATATCCAACTCTATTTGAACACGGGTATCATAGTCCTTACCATCCTTGATAGCAAGAGCCTTTTGAATGAAGTCATCATCGACTTCCAAGTCAATCCAGTTGGTGTCGTCCCATGCTTGTTCATCTGCTTGGACTTGATCCTTATACATGGGATGAACTAAGCGATAAGCACGATTGAGTAGATAGTCGCAGGCCACTACTTGGTAAACCGTCTGTGTCTTAGTATCAAACACAATGTCAAAACTATAACCATCCTGGGTGCCGCTCCAAGAGTTTAGACTATAGGTATCGGAACTAAAGGCATTATAGTCCGAGCCTTCAGTGATCTTATAATCAACCAGTTCCATCCATTCTTTAAGACTTAGCATGCCATAATCCTTTGCTTTCTTTAATGTTAAAATGTTGTTTAATTGATTGTACAGCAGAACCTTGTACACAGTCAACTATACTTTTATCAAATGTTGTATGTTGGCAACTACGGCCACTTTGTTCTACTAAACTGACACATTGTAATACAACAAGTTCAACTAACTTTAGAACAGCATCTCGATCATATTGATCCATTTCTTCCCAAGACCCTTGTGCTGTTAGTCCTGCTTGATACATCAAATCTTCTAAACTATTTTCCATTTCTTAATTCTTTCAATTTTGATTCGACTTCTGATCGACTCCAATGGTAATAAACCGTTCGATTATCCTGGTCTTTAACAACCCAGTAAGTAAGCATACAGCCTTCAAACTTTCCGCTGTCTATGCGATACCTGTTAGTAT